TACAGAAAGATTTTAACGACTTTATTCTTTCTAATGACAAAAAGAAAAATGATCTATTGCAAAAAGTTTCAAACGCTTACGCTGAAATAGAAAAAAAGTTTAAACAATGGGAAAGGTCTAGAAAATGGGACAATCGTTGCCCCTCTTTTGAGTTTTCCGACATTGATGGAACTTGTAGTATGGATCAAAAACTTGAAGAAAAACTTAAAGAAAATTGTCATCAAGAGGTTGAAAAAGCGTTTTATGCTTCGCCTAAAGCCAAAGATCTACAAAAAATTGAAGAGTGGCGAGAACAAGCTAAAGACGTTTTGCATAGTGATATGATAGGAAGTGAAGTTTTGAAAACTTTACAAAATATTTGTAAACAATCAAATATTGCTATCTCTATACCTACTGAAAAAACTTTGAAAATTACGCAAGGGGGTGAATAATGGGGTTAGATCAATTCGCACATATAAGACATAAAGACATAGACTTTAAAAAAGTTTATTCTGATGAGTATCAACCTCAAAGAGATGGGTTTGTTTGGCGAAAACACGCAAGACTTCAAACATTTATGCAAAATGTTTTTTACCAACGCAATCCAGACGCTGAAGAGTTTAATGGATTGGCGGAACTTGAATTAGATAGTGCCATTATCAAAGAACTTCGCGAAGAAGTAAAAAATGGTTATTCAAATTCTTTCTGTGATGGTGGTTTCTTTTGGGGTCATCAATTCCAAGAGGAGAGCGTCAAAGAGTATGAAAAGCAAGACTTAGAGTTTTGCGATTGGGTACTCACAGAATTAGACAAAGGAAATAAAGTTGTCTATTCTTGTTCTTGGTAAGTACTAATTTTGTTCTGTGGAAAACCCATTATGAACAAAGACGGGTTGAGTGGGTTTGTCAGTAAATAGGTTGTGGCTACAAAAAAACCTTACCTGCTTGACCCAAAATGAACACAAATAAATCTTTACATTTCCCATTTAAATAAGATATAAGTAAATATGTTCAAAACTATTATTAAAACTAACAAAGGAGTAGAAACAATGAATAGTAAGGAACAAAAACAAATGGAACAATTTAGTGCTAAACCATTAGCGCAAATTGTATTAGAACACTCTAAAGACGACGAGATTATCAAACAAATCTCGAAAGTGCATAAATTAAGAAAAGCATTTATTTTAGAGAAAATGAAAACAGATAAAAAACTTTTCACACATAAAAAATCAAAGATTATGGTTGAAGTTCAAAAAACTTTAAGAAGTATTTTTGATAGTAAGAAGTTCAAGTCTGAAAATTCCGACTTATACGAGCAATATAAAACGGAAACAACAGCAACAACTTTGAAAACAACAAGAGTATGATTTTCAAACTTTTAGCAAAACTCAAGCCCATTAAATATAATGATGGGCTTGGTGCAATTAAACCAAAACCACTTTCAAAAGTGCATTTACAAGGTCAGCATGTTGAAAGATTTTTGAAACATAAAAGAGGTATTAATGGTAGTAGACAGAAATAACGAAGGTGCTTGGCGAATATCAGAAACTATAAATGGATATTTACAAACAAAAGTATATTATTTTTACACTAAAAAAGAGGCAATAAAACTATTTAAAAAGTTTAGAAAGGATTTAATTAATGGCAAATTATAGTTCTCATATAGCTGAAATTATGAGAGATTATAAATTGATGAGTAGAGCTTCATTTTTAAGAGTTCATAGTGAGCAAGACTATCAAGACGCAAAAAGAGAAGTTGAAAAACAACAACATGAAGAAAGGATTGACGGGTTAAGATATGGCAAATAGTGATTTAGATAAGGTACTTGAATATGTTAATAACTCAGCCAATAAATCGCGAGATTACTTGTTTCAAGATTATTGCAAAGACAATGACCAGTTAAATAATACCAGGCATATAACAACAATAATAGTTTGTGAGCAAGTTGCTAAATTTATTAAAAGATTACAGGAAAAAAAATAATGTACGAAGAAGAAAAAAATGTAGTGTTCACTTGTAAAAAACACGGCAAAGAGCAATATTTCAAAATAAAAAAATTCGAGGTAGATTATCATAATCTCGTTTATGTTTGGTTTGATCTGGGTGGTGTTGTTGAAAAAATGTGGGTGAAAATAGCTAAAGGTAATCAAAAAAAGGGTAGAGGGCTATTGTATAACAAACCAGCATTATTGAAACATTTAAAAGTATTTGATTTTGTTCGTTATAAAACTGATGAAGAGGGCATAACTAGAGCAATAATTAAGACTAATTGACATGTTTGGAATAGAAACAGAATTATTAATCTTTTATTTTATATCGTTTTTTGTAGTAATATTTTTGTTGATTGATTAAGTTTCTTGACTTAAAAGAAATTATGAAAAAGCGTGAAAGTTTATTGTGGAAACGCATTAAAACATTAAAGTTAAAAGGTCAAATTTTTCGCATAGAAAGTAATACTATCAATGGAATTCCAGATGTTTATTGGTTAATAAATGGTCAATCAATTTGGTTAGAATTAAAATCTAATAGTATCAAGAATTGTGGTCTTTCAAAGTACCAAATCAACTGGCACAACAGACATTTCAGAAATGGCGGTCGCTCATTTATCTTGCAAAGAGATCACTCTTTGCGACAGCTAAAACTATATGAGTTACAAGGGTCGAGGGTCGTGAAACTTGTTGCTGAGGGCGTTGATGATAACGGAACGCTAGACTTACACTTTGATTGTATGCGTTGGCGCTGTGAAAAAATAAAATTTAAATGACCGTGAGGCGTGAACCACGCCTCACGAATATTAAAACCCCGAAGTCGCCTAACGGCGACTTCGGGGTTTTGTTTCTTAACCTTAAAATTTAATGGTCGAAGTTGCTATGGGCATTGGCGCGTGTGTTTTATATTAACCTTAAAATTTAACGGTCGAAGTTCCTATGGGCGTGTGCCGTTATTCTATTTCTTAACCTTAAAATCCAAACCTCGAAAAATGTAATGGGCGAAAATCGCTATGGGCGATTTTGCGTTATCTTTTTCTTAACCTTTTAGAAAAAAAAATTTAAGCGGGTATATATAAAGTGGGAGGTAAAATTATGGAATAATAAAAAAGAATCCCGGAGCTGCAGCTCCGGGCCCTGAATAAAAAAAAAATAAAAAATTAGTTGACAGGTGTCACCATCTTATCGTAATAAGATAAAAACAACGGAAGGAAAAAAAATGAAAAAAAATACAATTGTAAATTTTGATGGAAAAAAAATAAAAATTCCATTTGATATTTACGTGAACCCTAAAACAGCAAAAGAGCTAGAGACGGTAGAAAATCAATTCACTGGAAAAAAAGCAATTCTGCCAAAATTTGCTACAGCTGTTTATGATGTAATAAAGGGATCGGAGCAGCTGTACAATTCTGGAATAACAGACGCAGCTAAAACAATGAATAAAGGACGGGTATTTTTTCAAAAGTATTTTACTAATGAATATTACACGTTATTAGACTAATGCCGCTCTTAAATTATTATAGTCAAACTAAAATGGCTAAGGGAGAAAAATTCGGTTATAAAACCGCCATTCTCCATTTAGCGCCGTATAAGCTTTCGGGCAAAAATGTTTGCCCGAAGGCCAGTAAAGAATGCATTGCGTTCTGCCTGAATACATCGGGCCGTGGCCAGATGAATTCGGTCCAGCAGGCCAGAATAAATAAAACTAATTTATTTTGGAAGGACCGGAAAAAATTCCTGGAGCAGCTAAGCCTGGAGATTGCACAATTAAAAAAGCGGGCAAGGTCTCAAGGCTATAAATTTGCGGTTCGACTCAATGGGACGTCCGATTTAGCCTGGCATCGATTCAGTAACCTGATGCAGGATCACCAGGACGTTATTTTTTATGATTATACTAAGGTATACAATCACCTGGATCATAATCTAAAAAATTATAAAATAACTTTTTCAGCATCTGGATCTAATAACACTGAATGCGCAGCAGCTCTGGCAGCAGGTCACAACGTGGCCTATGTTTTTAAAGATAAGCTGCCAAAAAAATTTCAGGGTAAAAGAGTGATTGATGGTGATAAACATGACCTGAGATTTTTAGATCCGCGTGGCGTGGTTGTTGGGTTACTGGCTAAGGGTTCTGCAAAGAAGGCAGCTGCGGGAGGATTCGTTAATGGATAACTTGATTGGATTCCTGATCAGGTTTATTTATTTCAGGCCGTGGACATTAACTTTAATTATTTGCGGGCTGCTCTGGATTCTTTAGAATCATTCTAAACTAGCAAGACCCAAAATGAACACATTGGGTCTTGCTTATCTTATCTAGATAAGATATAAAGGATTCATAAACAACAACGGAGAAAAAAAACATGACTGAAAAAAAATATAAAAATATTCCATCTTTTGAGGAATGGTTGGGAATGGTTACAGAATCTAAAGTTTATAATTCTGAACTAAAAAAACAGTATGAAGTAATTTATGCTGGTTATTCAACTGAAATACCTTCTTGTTACGTTGAAGGCGTTAAGCATTCTATGTTCCAGGTTGCATCTTTGAACGGAATGAATTTTAAAGATGTTGGTTGGGGAATGAAATTTAAATGTCCATTCACTGGCAAGGGAATGAAAATTGCTAATCAACTTTTTACCGGTCCTTTAATGTGGGTACCAACTAAAGTTGCGCTTAATTCACCAGAAGTTATAAACAACATTAAGAAATAACAACGGAGAAAAAAAAATATGATACCGAGCGGATGGAATAAAATAGAATGGGATGCCTTCAAAAAAACTTATCCTAAAACTTACATGATTAGATTGCATCATGTAAAAAAGACTGATCCAAAACATAGTCGACACGGCACAAGAGCAGATAAAATTGCGGTCATAAAAAATGGATTATGGAATAATCTGGACCAGCAATTAATTAACTGGGCTCTACAAAATGCTGATGATGATCAGATAAATAAGTGGTATTTAGATAGTTTATAATTTCTCCAACGTGGCCCGGGATTGCTGGGCCACACCCCCCCCCCGTCGCAATCAATAGAGGTACCAGCCACATTTAAAAAACGAAAAAAAATTTGTAAAATTTTGCCACCGTTTTAGCCCAAACAAAACGATCTTAGTCATAACCTTGTATGACAAATACATGTAGTATATGGTAAAACAAAAAGGACCCATAAAAAAAGGGTCCCAATAGAAAATTGATTTATGTCAAAGTCCACTGATTTATTATCTACAGACGACCTACGTTTGAGGCTCGAAAGAACCTGGATAAAACATATTAAATTATGTCAGGATAACTTCCTATATTTTGTAAAAAACGTCTGGCCTGAATTTATTTGTAAAACAGAAAAAAACCCAGATGATTGGGGGCATCATCAAATCATAGCCAAAGAATTTACAGGAATAGCAGCAAATAAAAAAGGAAGATTAATTGTAAATATGCCTCCTAGACATACTAAATCTGAATTTGCTTCCATTTATTTTCCTGCATGGATGATTGGTAAATATCCTAAAATGAAATTAATGCAAGTTTCACACAATGCAGAACTTTCTGCAAGGTTCGGTGCTAAAGTAAGAAACTTAATTGATAGCAAAGAGTATAAAGAAATCTTTGGAGATGTTAAACTTAGAGAAGACTCAAAAGCAAAAGGACGTTGGGAGACGAATCATGGGGGTGAATATTATGCAGCGGGGGTTGGCGGTTCTATAACAGGACGAGGGGCGGATCTTTTGATTATTGATGACCCACACACTGAACAAGATTCTTTATCTGATTCAGCTATGGAAAGAACTTTTGATTGGTATTTATCTGGACCCAGACAACGTTTACAGCCAGGCGGATCTATTGTTTTAGTTATGACTCGTTGGGCCGAGGACGATTTAACGGGAAGACTAATTAAATCACAAACAGAACCTAAAGCAGATAAATGGAAACAAATTTCTTTTCCTGCAATTTTACCTAGTGGTAATCCAGTCTGGCCAGAATATTGGAATCTAGATGAATTAGAAAAAGTTAAAGCTTCGTTGTCCGTGAGAAATTGGTCGGCACAATATATGCAAGAACCAACTTCAGAAGAAGGAGCTATCCTGAAACGTGA